TTACAGCGATGCGGAGTCGATCAAGGACTTGTTCGACCGGATTGAAGATGGAACCATTCCCGAGCGTAGCAAGCCGCATGTAGAACCAACTGTTGCAAGCCAGGTCGAGGGAAGTGGTTCGAAAGACCTGGCAGGACTGCCCGTGGTGGAGCACGTCACGAAAGCCGGGAAGACGCTGCAAGGCGTCATCAAGAAGGGCATATCCAGCAGGGAAGCGAAAGCCCTTGATCCTTTCACGTTCTCGAAGAATGGGGGGTTTTTCATTCGGTTGAAGCCTAGCAAAAGAGGCGGCGGGACGTTCTCGCAACCAAGTGGTTCCCCAGGGCCAGGCATGTCGCTTGAGTCGATCCAGGTCATCGCCAGTCGCGTAGCTGTTGATGGGGTGGATGTAGTAGCGGTGTCCGATCCTGAAGGGCTTCCAGAAGCGGCCAAAGCCGATCCCGACTACAAGACAGCCGAGGCATGGACCGATGGCGCCGGGAAGGTGTATCTGGTGGCATCGAACATGGCCAACGCTGATCGAGCGCGCGCGGTTGTTGCGCATGAAATTGTTGGGCACATTGGCGTAGAGCGTGTGCTTGGATCTGAGTGGGAAGGGATTGCGGATACGCTTGAGGCTATTCGCAATGGCGATGGGCAAGCCTCTGCCGCCTTGCGCGATGCAGTGAAGTCGGCAGCCGAGCGGTATCCCAAGGCGGACCGGGCGACGTTCACAAAAGAAGCTGTCGCGGTCATGGCTGAGCGCGGGGTCAAGGGTGGGTTGTGGGATCGGATCGTAGCGGCGGTAAGGAAGTTCATGCGCAAAGCGTTGGGCCGGTTGCAGTGGTCTGAAGCTGAAATCCGGGACGTATTACGGAGAGCAGAAGAGTCTGTTGCCGGCAAGGCGGATAAAGCTGCTTCTGTTGACAGCGATGTGCCTAGCCAATCGTTATTCTCGAAGCCTGGGTTGAGCTGGGATGCTCCTACGGACTCGCGCATTGATTCATTCATCTACAACATCGTAGATCAGCATATCGACACCAAGCGCGTTCAGCAGGTCATCGCTGAACGGTTTGGGCCTGTCAAGGATCAGCATGATGTTCATGGGCAGGAAACTCTATCGCATGGGCGCGGCGACAAGAGGACCAAGGATTTTCTGTACAGGGAACTTGTTCCACTTCTCAGGGATATGGGGAAGTCGAAGGTAACCGCCGAGGCATTCGACCGGTTCTTGTGGGCGCGCACGGCAGAAGAGCGCAACGTCGAGATGGCGAAGCGCAATCCGAACGCTTTCGAGTTGGGCGCGATGATTGCTGCACTCGATTCGAAGATCGAGGCTATTAAGACGAAGCGCGATGCGCTGAACACTCGGATAAGGTCTGCATCTGGGGAAACTGCTGCCACGTTGAGAGCCGAGCGCGACATCTTGAATGCACAGCTCGCTTCCTTGCGCGGGACACGGGAAAGCCTCAACAACACGGAACCGTATCGAGGTTCCGAAAAAGATCGGCAGATGTTGTCAGGCATGTCAACGAAAGAAGCCACGGAATATCTTGCGGCCTTACCCAAGGGGGAACGTGCAGTATTGAACCGGCTTGCCGATCAAGTGGACAAGATCATTGCTGGGACGAGACGGCTGCTTGTGAGCTACGGGCTCGAATCGCAGGCAACTGTTGATTCGATTACCAGCACATACAATCACTATGTTCCGCTCCATCGTGAGGACATGGAATCTGGTGGTAGTGGTCACCAGGGCATAAGTGTGCGAGGGTCCAGCATCAAGGCTGCGGTTGGGTCCACCAGGAAGGTGATCGATATTCTGGCGAATGTGGCTTTACAGCGGGAGCGGGTCATAGGCAAAGGCGAGAACAATCGCCTGGCCAATGCTCTTGTTGGCCTTGTCAAACAGTTCCCCAACGATGACTTCTGGACGATTGAAGAGCCGCCGATGATAGCGCAGCTGAACCCGAAGACGGGTTTCGTTGAGAAAGCGATTGACCCGGCGTACAAGCTGCGTCCTGAAACGATAGTTGCCAGAGTCCCACAAAAAGACGGTAGCGTTGCTGAGATGGTCGTCATCTTCAATAAGAGCAATGACCGAGCGATGCGGATGGCAACCGCGTTGAAGGGTCTGAATGGTAACGAACTCGGGTGGTTCCTTGGCTCCGCTACGCACGTAACGCGGTTCATGACGGCGATGAACACGAGATACAACATCATGTTCTGGCCGAAGAACTTCGAGCGTGACATAGAGGCTGGACTGCTGAATCTAAGCAGCACGGAATTGCACGGGAAGCAAAAGGAAATTGCGAAGAATATCGCTCCTGCACTCAAGGGCGCGTACCTGTATCTCAGGCAGAGGCGGATCGACGGTACCATCCCAGATAATGAATGGTCGCGCACGTTTGAGAAGTTCTTGAACAGTGGTGCATCAACCGGGTACCGCGATCTGTTCAGGACGAGCGAAGCCCGGGCAAAGGAATTGGTAAAAGAAATTGATCGAGCCCAGAAAGGGGTAGCCCTTCGCGCACCCAAGGCGGTGGTTGACTGGATGAGCGACGGCAACGAGGCGATTGAGACGGGCATCCGTTTGGCGGTGTATAAAGCTGGCCTGGATGCTGGATTATCCCCGGCGAAGTCTGGATTATTGGCCAAGAACATCACCACGAACTTTAATCAAAAGGGCGCGTCGGCTGCGCAGATCGGCTCGTTATACGGTTTCTACAATGCGTCCGTGCAGGGGCAAGCAAGGATGGTCGAAACACTCACGCATGGAGCCCCTGGGGTGAGGGGCAAGGTTGCAAGACGGGTGTTAGGAAAGGTCGGCCGAAGGATCGTCAAAGGCGGTTTACTGGCTGGGGCATTGCAAGCTGTCTTGCTCGCTGTTGCCGGATTCGACGATGACGACCCGCCGCAGTTCGTGCGGGAGAGGAACTTCATTGTGCCCTATTGGAAGGGGAAGTACATGATGCGGCCGATGCCACTGGGATTCAACGTGCTGCCGAACATCGGGCGGATCACCACGGAATGGTTGCTGGACGGCGGGAAGAATACAGGCGAGCGGATGACAAGATTGCTCGGCGTTATCGCTGACGCATTCAATCCGATCGGCAGTGGTACGGCCGCCCAGATTGCTCTCCCAACCATTGCCGACCCGTTCGCGGCGGTCATCGAGAACAAGAAGTTCAGTGGTGCGCCAGTGTATCCGGAGCAGTTCAATTCATTGGACGAGGAACCTGCGCACATGCACGCAAGGCCGAGCGCTACAGTCACCAGCGTGGCAATTTCGGAGGCTGTGAACTACCTCACCGGTGGATCTGATTTCCGTCCAGGTCGTGTGTCCATTCCGCCAGATGCCATTGACTTCCTGGTCGGGCAAGCGTTTGGTGGGACAGGGCGTGAAGCCTTGAAGTTACGTGCAACCATGGCGAGTCTGTTCACTGGTGATGAAGTCGAGCCGTACAATCGATTCTTGCTCGGAGCCTATCTTGGCGACACCGGATCACCCGCGAGCGTCCGTAGTGCGTTCTACAAGAACGTGAGGGCCCTGAACGGGCTTGAGAACGAGATTACCGGACGCCGGCGTAAGCATGAAGATACCGAAGGGTTTGTTGAAGAGAATCCCATGTCGAAGGCCATCGTCCTTGGTAAGGCTGCCTATGGGATCAACTCCGCGTTGAAGAAACTTCATGAAGCCGCCATTGCCAACAAACGCGATGCAGAGGCTAAGCTGATCGAGCAACAGATGATCGACAACATGCGGCGCCTGAATGAGGCCGTGGAACGTACACAATGAGCGCAACGCAGACCGTACTGTTCCACGGGACAGGAGACCCAATCTTCCCATTCACGGCGGATTTCGTCTTGCTGACGCTGGTTGCGAAAACGTTCTCAGCGGCAAGACAGTTATCCTACGCGATCTTGTCCGAGAACGGCAAACAGTGGGAATCGGGGAGGGGAGCGCTTATCGTCGGAGGCGGCCTTTCCAGGGTCACTGTTTCGCAAAGCAGTACCGGCGGGAAGGTCAACTTCGATCATGGCCGGCACATTGTCTATGCGCAATGGGTCTGACCGGTTCCCATAGTATGGTGCCAACCCCGGGAATCGAACCCGGATCGTGCGCTAATCTGGCATAAGGCCGTCGCTCTACCATTGAGCTAAGTTGGCTTCTCCTCTCAGTGCTTCCCACGTCCGATTCCCGGCCATGTAGCGAGCACGGAACCGCTTAAGCGGCATACCTAGTTTGGCCATGGCATCCAGCGCAGTGACGACCTCACCGCTGATCCTGTACAGACGATTGTCTGCCGCGATTTTGTTCCGCGCCGCCGTCCGCGCAGATGCTTTCTTGGCTGACGCAATCATCCCGCGCTCGGTGGCGATCATCTGATTACCCCACTTGGTTGTTGCCTGTACGCTCGCCGAGCCCGTTTTACGACGTACTGCGCTTGGCTCTTTGCCAGCCCCCACTTACGCATTACGTCCTGCGTTGTGACCGCCATCGCTAGCCACGGTTCAGCAAGTATCTGTTTAACGAAAACGTCGATGGTGCCCGTGGATGCTCTGCTGCTGATGTTGGCAGGCGGCACGTTCGATGGTCTGCGGTACGCGCTATGCACGTATCCCCAGCCAGCCGGAATTGAGTCTTGATCGAGCACGGGTTGCGCCATCTGGGCGTCAACCTATAATTTCCTTAAGTTTGTTGTGCGCCTTCAACATCGACACCGCATCTCCACTCATCACGGCTTTGTCGGCAGACTGCAAGTCCCGCTCAATGGAGGCCGCGCCAAACATTCCGGCAGGGCCAATCTCCGTAATACAAATCTGGGTTGATCCTTGGCCGCGCTTACACTTCTCGTACCATATATCCACCCCTCCGACGATGCACTTCGGATTGTCGTCAACGATGAAGCCCAACCCATATGGATGCGGGAAATGCCCGAGCTTGTTCGGCTTTCCTCGCAAACACAGGACATCCAGGATCGGCTTGAGGCCGCCAATCACATTAGAATCATCGGGTCGCACGGACGACCGCCTGACTACGTTGATTAAGCATCGTTCAATTGGCTTACGTGGCGGGCGCACCGTCGCAGCGATAGCCGTGGCTATGGTCTGCATGTGCCGTTTCCTGGCGGTGAAGTGCATGCGATCCCACGCGTTTTGCAGCAGTGACGGGAATGGGAGTTGGATGATTATGTCGTACATGGGCTGGATGTCGTTCTCATTTTGATATCAAGTAGATGGCAAGGCATGCCATGGCATCCTTCATGGCTGTGTGTGCGTCGCTCATGATGATTCCGTAGAAATGAGTATACGCCTCTGTTAGCTTCGGGAGCTTCCCGCCCATGATGCCGTGCGATACCTTCATCATGCAGGACCAATCTTCACCTTCGACGCCAGAATGCCAGCGGTCAATCACATCGGCACCACAATATCGTTTCGTGGCGATCCTGATAATGCGGTTGTCGAATTGTGTATTGTAAGCAATGCGTAGCCTGCCATTCCACAGTGCCAGAAACATTTCGACTGCTGTCTTCTCAGGTACTCCCTCATCCATCGCCCGCTCTGTGGTAATACCATGGGTCGCAATAGCCTCCTTCTCGCTCACCCAGCCATCTGGGCGAATGATTACGTCCATGCTCTGCGAGATTCTCCCGGTTTCTTTATCTGCCACGACAGCGGCCAATTGGACGATATGCGGTTGGTGAGGCGCAGCACTAGGCGCCTTCCAATCAGGTAGGCCGGTCGTTTCTGTGTCGAACACGATGATCTGTTCCATATTCAGTAGGTGATGGACACATGTGGGATGGTGCCATTCGCGATCATATGCACGATCTTGGCGGCGGTCTGTAGATCGACCAACCCGGTCACGGCGAGCGCTGCGCTGGCGATGGTGTTCACCATCGCACGGTTGGCCTCGTTATCAGCATCATTCGATTCGATGCACGTGGACTTAAACGTTTTCATGTCATGTTCTCCATTAGACGGTCTACGATGGATTGGACTCTGGGTTCGAGGATCGCGATCCTTGCTTCGATCTGGTCGCACTCGCTTTTGGTCACTTCGATTGGCACAACGATGCCGCCTGCCATCGGGTGATAGGACAGAAACGACATGCCGTCTAGATTGCCGACGAAACACGCGATCTTGCACTGCCACCGGTATTCGGACGGGACTTCCCTTGTTGCTTCCGTGTCGATCCACGCGCGGTGCAATGGGCACTTGATTTCCACGGCTCGCCGCCGATTGGAAAACAGGCCATCTGGCGACCAGCCCAACACCGGAATGGTCGGGTGAACAACGAACCCCATTGGCTCAATCACCGCATCCGAATCGAACGCGAACCAGTTGACGGCCTCTTCCTCAAGTGCGGCACCCCTGGCCATGGCATCGGACTGGAAACCAGGATCAGTAGGGCCGAACACGCGCCCCCATGCAATATCCTTAATCAGGTTGTTCAGGCCGAGCGTTGTCAGGCCGCCCATGATTTCGGCGCCGTGGGATGCAGTCCATTTCCCTGCCCGAAGCGAGAACCATTCTTGGCTTCGCTGGGCAATGTCTGGGTAGTACACCGGGTCAGCCATGGGCGGCCTCCTTCAGCTTCGCTTCCTTGGCCCTCAGCATCTTGATCGCAAGGTCGTACTTCGCGACCGGAATGGTCTCGACAGATGTGACCTTGAGCGCCTTGCAGAACGCCTTCGTGTCAACATTCAGGGCATTGACGTAATCGATGACGCACGACAGTTGCTTGTCGCTGATCGATGTTGCGCACGAAGCAAAAGCGTCGTCATCCTCCCCGTGAGACGTGAGATTCAGCAGCGCGCCAGCGGTGTACCGCTTCCCATACGCCACGCTTGAGGCGACTGCCTGGACGGCGTTCTTGTTGCCACTTGGGTCTGCCGGTAAGGAAATGGTGGTGCATTCGCGATGGCCGCCACTGTGCGCCAAGACGGCCGTTACGGCGATACCGTGCGCGAACTCCAGGCGGAACGACAGTGCGAACCCGTGGTTTTTGAGAACAGGCTTGATCACAGCCTGAATATCCTCCCACAGCGCATAGGTGTACCGGCCAGCAGCGTCGCCGCGTTCGCCGATGCTCGGCAGTTCGGCTTGCATGCCGGCCATGGCTGCATCGAACGCTGTCCGTGCTTGCGTCTGTTGGGTCCGTTCGTACATTGCCAGCAGGCGTTCCATTTTTTCGATATCACACGCCGGGTCCGCTGCAACTCGGGTGATGACGGCGAGCAAAGTTTTCTGGTCTTGTTCTACAAGCGCGTTTTCGTTGTTCATCATGGTCTCCGTGAAACCTCGGCCTTCAGGCCGGGGAGGTAGATGGTTGTTCCGCCCTTGGTGGTGTTCACCTCTGGGTCTTTACCCACGTTGCCGATCAGGATTATTCTGTTTACGCCT